GCGGTGAATCTTCTGTCATCCCTGTTTCAATAGGGATATACGCATCGCCATCGAAATCAAAAGCAGGATTAACCCCATCACACCCATAGAGTCTATAAGTGTCCGTACTGCCATAGAAGTTGAATAGCGCGAACTCATATCGACCGCCAGGCGCAATGCTTATTTGTGTTGCTGCACTAGCCGAGGTGCATTTAGTCACCGCTGAGACTTGAATAACATTAGTCGCATCAAATGTACCGGTGATATTGTCCAGTATTAACCGACCTGTTGCATCGTTTCCTGCATAGGTCCCTGTTTGTAATACCTGTCGCTTAAGTGTGGCGGTTGCTCCGCTAGTTAGCTGAGTGATTGCTGTGCCATCAGGGATGGATTCGGTTCCTGCGGTAAAGTCTAGCGAGTAATACAGTGAGATTTTAACCCACCCACTCGCGGTTGATTTGTAAAGATCGCACGCGGTTGCGCCTGTATTATCTCTAAACGCATAAGCCACGCCTTTATACATAACAGCACCGAGGATATTACCACTCCCAGGCACAGCTAGGATGTCGCTCCTATACTCATCCGCTACTAACTCCAAAATAGTCGCGTTCAATATCCCTGTAGGTGCGCCATTCTTAGTCGGCGTGACAGTAATCGTCGCCTGCGATACACCGAGTACCTCTAGTGTATCGTCCTTCTGAAATGTGCCGGTCGTTTTCGTGACTGCAATATACCCCGATCCAACATAAATCACTTTAGCTGACCCGCTGATAGCACCCGTCACTATATTACCCACAATGATAGTGCCGGTAAGATTGATGTCTATGTAATGGTAAAATCCATCACTGGGGTTACTGCGGCCATCAAAACGCTCATAGCCATCTACCCGCGCATAACCATCCAGCGTTAAGGCTTCATAGTTAATCGCATCAATCGCAGCACCAGGATAGATAGACAGCGCTTTAGCCGACTGATCCAATCCTGACCTAAGTTGATTATAATCAATGTCCGTCTTTATGCTGGGGAACCTCATCATACCAATGGCTCCGCAGGGATCGCTCGCGGTGTTTGATCTTGTTCAAGTTTAAACAGTATCTTCTTGAATTCGAGATCAGCAAAGCTGTAGACTTCAGGCGCATTCACATACACTGCGTGATAGCTGAGTGCCAAGTAAACGATAGCCATGTGAAACCGTGCTTTAAATAACGGCTCATCCGCATCCGAAGCCAATACATGGCGAGTCTGATAATACTCACCCGCAATCACATAGTCGCCATCCGGTATGGGATAGAGAAGAATGTCATTATTAGGCTTACGCGCTATGTAACTAGGTCTGCCCGTTTGAACCGAGAGATTAGCAAATAAAAAGTTATCTCTAAATTCGTCATAGCTAATATTTAATAAATACTGCTCATCTTGCTGACCATCTGCCGCTTTGTATGCTCTGAAACTGTCTAAATCATATTCTGCAACATTCGTTAAGTTAATCGCTGTTTCACTATACGCTTGCACACCTGCCAGAGTATTGAAACTAAAATCAGTTCTCAGGTAGTCCCAGTTATCATGGAGGTTTTGGATTGCTTCATACGCTTGATTCACCCAATCAACCACTAACTTCATCTGTCCGACCTGGTTTAGAACCGTTACCGGCCCTGTGCCTGATATTTGTGCTTCCTGTCTAAGTCTAGTAGCTAATTGAAGGTAATTCATTACGCTTCAGCCAATACCGAACGCAACCATTGTGTGCCTTTCGCTGTGTCTTTCGTTACAGTAAAGGGATGTCTTAACGAATGCGTGACATTGATTCGAGTTGAGTCATTGCCTTGCATGTCTTTGTATTTGATGGTCGTGACGTTGCCGAGCTTTGCTCTTGCTAGTACCTCAAGATACTTACGTCTAATCATCGTAGGAAGCCCACGGATTAAGAATTGATTAATCCCATTACAGCCAACTTTAATAAGTTGTTCTGCATCAGCGCTGCCATTATCAATAATCGTCACTTCGACCATTTCTTCAGCAAACAATAGATTCTTTGTTCTGTGGCTGTCTACCGGCGTATCAATCGTTTCAATTTGATCTTTTAATTCAGACCTGTTTAAGTGGCCCGATGCAGGTAAATCCTTAGTTTGGTTTTGCCCGATCTCTAAATCGTTTGTATCTGTCTTTTTAATAGCCATGTTATATCCTTATAAAGAGGCCCCACTCGTCCTGAATGGGGCTTTTGTAAATTAACCGATTGCTAAAAATGCTACGACTTTAGACGCTTTAACCGCCCCTAATGTTGCATTCTGTAGCACTGAAAAGTCACGCTCTCCAACTGTGATACCACCGTTAGTCGTTTCTAAAGTGCGTGTACCGGCTGCTGCTGTTTTAACACAAGTGTTAGCCGCCATTCCTTCGTACCATTCAATCGATACGCGATCAGTGACGTTCTCAAGCTTCACGTAACGTGGCTTAAAGCCAACATCAAACGTACTTGAATCTGCTGCAACAATAGTGGTTGCATCATAAACGACATTACCCACTGATTGGTTAGGGGGAGTCGCACTTGTAATGCTCGCTGTGTAAACTATATTCTCTGCCATGATTAAATCCTCTTAAAAATAAGGGGCTATCAACCCCTCACTTAATTATGCTAATGAAGCGACTGTTGTTTCTGCTACTGCCATCCAGCCATCGTTTAAGATACCTGCTGTGTAATAGAATTTCGAACCTACATAACCACGTTGACCACCAGGATCGGCCGCGTTAGACGTAGGAGGTACAAAGATGGGAGTCATTACTTCCATACCGCGCAATGTCATCTGTGCCGCTGCATCTTTAGCCATAAAGATCATTGGGTACACATCAGATAAACTACCCGTTGTACTTAAGTTACCCGTCGACCCAATAGCCGCACCCGCATCAACAATAGGTGGCAAGTCAGGCGATAGTACAAAGCGAATGTTCTGCCAAGTTCCTAGCTCATGGTCACATAACAACTTGCGTGTACCGTATTCAACAGTAGAAACAAAGTTAGCTAATGCACGAATATCTGACTCGCAATCGGTATGGCAATAAGCCACGAATGCACGTTCAATACCCTGGGTCTTAGTATCAGGAGATGAACTCAATACATCAGAAACTGGTTTCGCATGACTTGCATTTAAACCACGAACGATCTTTTGCAATAATGTCACTGTAATACGATCCACTACGGACGCACGACCTGAACCCCCTGCATAAAAGATGTTAGTACAGGCTTTTAATGCACCGTACAATACCATCTCACGAACTAAGCCCATACGCTCACCCGTCTGCTCTTTCATAGCCGCAGGAATGTCATCTTCGTATAAGTCGTACTCAACATCAGTAAAGGCGTACAAACACATGTACTGCTTAATGTTGAATGTTACATCGCGAGCAACAATCGTATCTGCTGCGGGTGTAACGCCTTCAGTCGTTAAGTGCGCTGCATCATCAATAACGAACTGATTAGGTGCGCCGACCGTACCACCATAAGGAACCCATGAACGAACCACTAATGTGTTTGATTTGTTCTTAGGCATTTTTAGCTGACGCATGGAATTACCCAATACTTCAGTTGGAATCGCATGAGCGATAATCTCACCGGCAAGTACCGCGGTACGTTGCGCTTGAGTGTTATACTTTTGAATAGCCATTGTTTACATCCTGTAATTTTAAATCGGTAAATCCTTTACCTGTTTCAGCCTCTTACGTTTTTAATCCCCGCAAGATACGCTGCATTAATATCATCTTCAGAAGCCGAATCACCCTGCACTCCTTGTGCCTGGGTTGCTGATTCTAAGCGTCTTTGATTGTCTTTTCTCTTGTCTGATTTCTTAGTAGTTTGTGATTTAAACGCATTAATTGCCTTAGAGATATAATTAGCATCCCAACTAGCGTCTAACTCCTGCGTTACCTCTGGCCTAAGCGATGCTTTCCATTTGCCAAAACCATCAGATCCCACGACATCACGCCAATCTGGATTGCTGTTAGTTAAAAGCTTTTCTTCAAACTCCTGCTTTAATCCGAGTATTTCTTCTTCACGAACTACGGATGCTTGCTGGCTATCTTCCTGGTTACGACCTATTTGTAATTCATTTAAGTCATTGGCCAAGGCTTCAGCTAATTCATCACCTAATTCTTCAGAGACTCGTTTTAAGTGGCCTGCTGTTACTAGCTTTTTCGGTTCAGGGGCGGGTTCATCCTTTGCTCGTAAGCTTTGAATATCACGCTGAACTTCTCCAAATTTACCGTATAGCTTCTGCGTTGTGCTTTCCATCTGCTTTTCCAGATCGTCCACTCTTGCCGCTTTTGCAATAAACTCTTGTATCTGTTCAGGCGAATAACCTGCGTCCTCTTTCTGCTCTTCAACCTCATCAGCTTCAATTTCCTCTGCGGGTTCTTCACGCACATCAGAAAATCCGCTTTCAAACGCATCTTGAACATTTACTACATCACTTTCAACTTCGACTTGATCCATCTTTACTGCTCCATATTAGTGGGCGTGAGCCGACTATTTAACGTCCAGGGGCTTCATGCGCCTGATTTGTATCTAATACTAATAGATTCTTTATTTCTTTAATCTGTCCTCTGATTAAAGCGGTGTCAATTTCATCTTGCGGCTTATCGTTCCTTGATCTAAGGACTTCAAGCCTTTCTTGCAAATGGCCTCTAATCGATTGCCATAAGTGCGATTCTCTTTCGTGCGGCTCTATTCTCATTGCTCAAACGCCCGACCGTTAGCAGCTCTGCCTACCGGCTCCATGTTCGTTCGTGCGACTTGAGGTGCGCCATCCTTAGCTAACGACAAGTCTTTCTGAGTATTGAGTCTGAGCGAGGTCTGAGCTAACTCTGCCTTGATCTTATCGATACTCATGTTTTGAGCTTGCGATAACTCCATAATCTTAATTTCTCTATCCATCGACTTAAGCTGTAGCTCAAGCTGTCTATCTTCATTTGCTTGCTGCATCTTGAATTGATGCTCAGTCTGTGACATCTGCTGTTTAAGCTGTAACTCAGACATATCGCTCGACTGATTAAGTTTCGCTTTCTCCATTTCTGTCTGCTGACGAACCTTAGCTACTTCAATATTACCGGCAACTCTAGGGTCTTGTGGTGGATTTTCTTGTGCCGCTGCCTGCATTTCCTGCATCTCTTCTTCAGAGTATTGAAAGCGTTTAGCATCCAACTTCTGTGAAGCGAACATTTCTTTAATCCATTTCTGCGGGTTAATTCCGAACGCTGGGTTCTGAACCATTGCACCCATCTGCTGAATCGCTAGGTTCTGTGCGTCACGCTCAAATAAAGCCGTCGAGCCACGAGCCACAATTTGAAAGTCGCCTTTTGCTTCTTCATCATCTGAATAGATTAATAGCCATTCGTAATATCTTTGGATATGCGGTCTAGTCACACTGTCATCAAAAGTACGTGCGATGTTACGACGAATCGTTGACGCATTGTTCTGCATCATCGTCATCCCACCCACTGTATCGGGTGCAGCTCCTGCTTGCCCTTGCAGCAACATAGGTAATCCGGTGACATCTTCAGCCATCTTCAGTGCGAATTGGATGATCGCCATCAGCTCATTACTAATAATCGGGATAATCACACTGGATACCGCTTGCTGTGCATTAAGTACAGAATCGGGACGTAAACGCATCACTGCGCCACGATTTAGATTAATCTGACCTCCGCCCTCCATTTCAATGTCATTAGATAGCACTGTTATCGGACTTCCGCCCTTTCCTGCGTTATCCATCAGATTGCGTGTGCCAGCGTTAATAATTCTTTGTGCGGCTCTAATCTGTCTCACTACACCGATACCCGTCCAGGTATCTGCCATTTGCTGCCAGGTCATGACATCGTAAGGGAACTCACCGCTATCTAACGGATTAAGTCCTGCTTTAATCACTCGCTCATTAACCATTGTGATCGTCACGGATATAGCCCCGCCTTCATCACAATGACAGCCTGCTGCTTTTATATCGTCACTGTCTGCTTCGCCAGTAAAATACCAAATCTCAAAGCGCTCATCATCTTGTGTGAACGTATTAGAATCATCGGCGTATTTCTTCTGTGGTCCTTCTGCCAAGATAAGATCAATCTGACCTTCAATATATAAAGCCTCATCATCAATATTCTTTGTGCCTTTTAATTCTCTAAGCTTCTTTGCTGTCACATAATCCTTTTCCCAGACATACGAGCCGTCATGAAGAGACTCACCACAATCAGGGTCAGGGTATAGGTTTCTAGGGTCAATGCGTTTAGATTCGGGCTTAGTTTCCTGTAGCACTTCGATATTAACTTCACCCGACTCTTCGTCACGTGTAATCTTCTTAGACTTACGCTTAACAGGGAGTGGGCCTTTCAGTACGCCACAACCGATCTTAGCGGCATCACGAATGACTTTTCTTACTTCGCCATTCCAGTCGGCTTCGAGCAGCCAATCTTCGATTTGAGTATTCGCTTTAGCTGCTGATTCCCTGGCTTCTTCAATCATTGCCAGGGCAATATCTTTGACCGGAGTTTCTTGCCCGTTCACCAGGACAGTTTCTTCCGACTTCTTAGAATCAGCGATTATGCTGGGAATGGGCGTTTCTTGGATTTCAAACGGGGATTCTGAACTCGGCAGAAGCATGTCAGACATACTCGCTGCTGCAATATCCGTATAAGTGCGCGTGATATTCAGAAAGATATTACTACCCTTTGATTTCTTGCGTCGACGAGTAGTGAATTGCTCATCAGTGATCTTTAAATCTTCGCGATTAGCGTCATCAATTCCTTGATAGAACTCTTCATCCTCAGTCCAGATGGCTTCTATACCGGTAGACTTGCGATGGTTCACTGCTTTATCACGCTTCTTAGCTAGAGATACGCCTAACGCATTAATTCGCGCTGTTCTTTCAAACTCGGTCGCATCCTCTTTTTCAGTATCTTTTTGTGCTAAATCCATTAGCTATCGGCTCCTTGCCTTTAATATCCTGCACCTTCATCATAACTAAACGTCTCGATAGGCGGACGATAATTATCAAAAGCTGGTTTATTTGCGAAGCAATAAACGAGTGCATCGGAAATATTGGGAGATTGAAACCCACGGGACTTCATGTCCTGCTTACTTTCTATCTGGATAATACTATTGTTTGTACGTTTTCTCTGTAATTTTATTAATTCAGTCTTTAATTGTGAAAGCCCTTTCAAATCGGAGCTTAAACTAATCATTTTTTCGGGGTCCGTATAAATTCCATTCTCAACAGCATTATACGTTGCTTCAAATCTGTCTCTCAGTAGCCACCAATACTGCGCCCTCTTGTTCTTAAAGACGTTCTTATAGGTCGCATCCATATATTTAGTGTGCGGATAATCAACGCTTGATCCACCACGGTACGGCTCTACTGATATATTCTTGCCTTCGAGTCTTTGCTCTAGCCCCACTTTCACGCCAGCACCTAAGCCATCTGCATCATAAACAATTGTGTCGCAGCGCTTCTCATGTGCCGTATCAAATGCGATATTAATTGCATCCGGTAGCTCTCCGTGTGTCCACTCCTCTGCATGAGTAATGACTGAGCCATGCCGAATACACAGTGCTTTGGCATCTTTACCGCTGTCTGCTGGATCGAAACCTAAACACTTAACGCCAACTGCTTGAAATGGTATCTTTACATGTGCATCAATCGCAGCTTCAACCCATTCTGGCTGAATGATTGAATCGTCATAGTCCGCGAAACACTCACCCCCATAGATATGTAGCCATCGCTTAAAGTTATCCTTCTTCATCTTCGCCGAAGAATCAATTAACTCCTGCGGTGCAAAGGGATTATCCTCTAGCCCTACTTTGACGACATACACATCCTCATCTTCGTAGAAACCGTCCTGTTGTATCTCATTCAGATAAGGCTTAACGTAATCATCATAGACCGCCCCGTTTTCATCATCGGGGTTAAAGCTCATCCAGATTTCACTGCCAGGCTTACGAAAAGTAGGTATCAGCGTCTCTAAACTCTTAGAAGTCACTGTCTCCGCTTCTTCCACCCAGGCTATGTCAAAATCATACTTAGACTTTAATGAAGCAATATTGCGTGATAGCTGACCGTAACGGATGATACTGTCGTTAATGGTACAGTCGATAGAGTTTGCTTTGACATTATAAAGTGACGCTAAGCCCAGCTTATCAATCTCACCGCTAAACGCCGAGTGAACTGAGTCCTCAATCGAGTTCATAAACTCACGCAAGCACAGAATACGCATAGCGCGATTGCTTGACATCGTAAGAATGGCACGAACAATCGAAATGGTTTTTGCACCACCACGACCGCCATACATTACCTTGATGCGTTTCGGTTTAAATAGAAATTGAAATTTTGCTGCTATCTCAAGGTTCGGTACTATCTCTTTGTACAAGCTCAACGTCCCTGTTGATAATAACCATCTTCGCTAAGTCAGCGTAAATATCTTCGCGCTTGATCTCGCCTGAATCGACCTGATCTTTGAACGCATAAACTCCTGTCTCACTGCCAGCACTAAAGAAGTAGGCTGCCTGCCCATCTGCTAGAACCCCAGCTTGCTCAGTAATATCAATACCATTTATCAATAGGATTTTCCCTGTTCTATGCCGGCATCAGCCGACTGATTAAATAACTTATTCAAGCTTTCTGGACTATCAGTCTCGGGTGCGAACTTAGTCTTAATGTTATCTAAAACCTCATCGATACTTGTCAGTTGAACCGGGTCCGCTCCCATACCGCTGACAATAAAGCCCTCAGCAGTTTTGGTAATAGTGATGCTATTACTATGCTCTTGCGCTTCTTCTGCGGGTGATTCCTGTTGCATTGGTGAAAATTGCTCGTCCATCCTTCTTAATCCTTTTAGTTAGCTGATAAAACTCTACTCATCTACACCGACAAAAGTCACTGTCAGTCCAGTCGGCATTAGGCTTTCGCCATCCTTGCCTGTAATTTCTTTGCGCTCAAGTCCGATTCCGTGCAACTTAGCCTTGCCCATTGTTGCTGCAATCATTGCTTGTGCCGCCTCTTGATCTGTCGCCATAACCCTTGCTTCTTCAAGCTCTTTAGTGAGTGAATCCACTGTCACAGCATTCCTTTCTGCGCTAATAGCCCTTAGTTCATCTAGCCTTGCCGTTATCTTGCCGTTTTCCATTAGCTCTTTAGCTTTGCGATTAACGGTTGTACTCTTCATTTTTTCATAATCATACGCATGACGATAAGCTTCAGAAGCATTGCCGCACTCTATGTATTTATTTACAAATGACTCTTGCTTTACAGTTAACGACATTCTTTACTAACTAGTATGATTAGCATTACACGCAGTAATCGATTGCTTACCTTCCATCTTCGATTCTATTCTGTCTAATTGCTTGATTAATCGGCTCATCGCTTCGCCGAAGTCATGTTTAGTCACGTAGTTCTCGCGCGTGTGCTGTAGTTCTTTGTCCATATCATCAAGCTTTAAGGATAAATCTTTGATCTTTTCATCAGTCGACTTCTTATGCTCGTTAATTATTCTTGCGCTGAGTGCTGTTATTGCACCCAATACAGTCAGTGCGATAGCGACCAAGGTCGGTTCGGTCAGTGTCATTTTATTTGCTTCCATTTATTGACGTACGCTCTATATATGATTTCAGAAGTCCTCGTAGACCATAGATCACTACGACCATTCCGATTACGATAGCGATATACCACTCCGGCATTGATTCTATGGCTATAAAACCATCTTTGATTGTCTGCTGATAGCCCGGTACAAAGGCCAGGATGACTGGGAGCATGAAGACAATTAGAATGAATTCATCTTTCCAGCTATTTTGCATGTTTTTCTGTGATTGCTTATCCAGGTCATAGTCTTGTGCTTGACCTGTTTTTGCCAGTTCAATCGAAGCATTAGCCCTGGCAACATTAGCCTCATGCTCAAGCTTATCAATCTCGAAATTTTGTTTCGCCTTGATCGTCTTGCGCTTTTGCCATTCATTGACGGGTGTCATGACAGCACCAACTAATCCGCTCACTGCGCTTGCTATTAAAGTCCACATATCACATTTCGTCAGGCAAAAAAAAAGCCAAGACCTTAATAAGCTTAGCTTTGACAATACTGTTAATTACACTATATCAGTTAAAAAGCGGACATTCCATCTTTTTTGTTACTAATAGTAATATTTTTTAGATAAGAGTTACGATACTTACATGGTGATGTTATACTGAGAGCCGTACTACCAATCAACCACAGGGCAGGGAAGCTCCACAACCAAGGAGAATCAGATGGCTCTATCAGGAACAGAACGAAGCAGGAGATGTCGCGCAAAACAGGCGGCTTATGTAGCGGAACACCGCGCAAGAAAAGCGGCTTTAGCTTTCTCGACTGAATATTTAAAGGGCATTAGTATAGCAACGCCTGAGCAGTTTATAGAAGCCAAGGCGGTCGAGTTTGAAGATAAACATGGCGTATTTTTAATGGCATTCCATGACTCTCTAACTAATGAGTTTTACACTCAGCTAAAGGAATATTCACCAGAAGCTGGCTCGTCATTGTATGTTATCAACGAATTACTAAAGGCATGGACTATGGGGGGAAAGAAATACAAGGTAATTAAAGCATCGATGTAATGATCGTTTCCCTGCTCCCAGGAAGTCGTTAAATGGATCACATATACTTTAAGACGGTTTCCTCTGCGATCTCATTGTATCGCCTGCACTGTCGCTCGCTCACGCCCATTAGATCAGCGATTTTATCTAATGACATCTCTCGCTCATATCTCAGCTCGATGTACGTGTACGCCTTATACTCTCTCATTCTCATGCTATCTATCGCAGAAGACACGGCTCGCATTAACTTTAAAAAGGCCACGTCCGTCATCGTTACTCCCGCTGGGACTCTTGAGCAGGGTAATGATGCCCCTACCCTTTCACCGCCCGATGAGACTGTCGGATAACCATTCCCTGTCTTTTCTCTTTCGTGGTCGTAGTACGCCACGATTGCTGAATGTGCGTCCTCGTTAGCCATTGATTATCAAGTCTCGGTTCTTTTTAGCTCTTTTGCCCACCTGACTAGCATAATGACTATCCATCAGCTCTCTTGCTGCGATTTCATAATCATGATCGGCGATGGCCTTGTGCATCCGCTTAAATTTCTTTAATCTTGCTATGCCCAAGTTGAATGACATATCGATCAGCGCGTCTATCCGGTTTTGCGTGAGAGTTTTGTACGCAGGAAACGCAGAGAACAGCTCATCTTGAGCGACACCCAAGTCAATATCCAAAAGAGCAATAGCAATCTTCTTAGGGATGCCGTTATCTTCGATATTATGACCGTAGCCGATCGTCAACTTCCCTGCTGGACAGAGATATGGCTTCAATCTCAGTCCCTCGCTCTCTTTTACATGTTGCTTTAGTTTTTCGCTTATCATTCATCGCTCCCAGGTATTTATCTAATCTGTAAATAATCGTAGCCCACACTGCGAACAGCGATAGGGACGCTAACTTCAATAAAATATCCATCATTTTCTGTGTCTTGTCGCTCGTCTGTTTTTTGATACGGTGCGGACCATAGATTGATCGGCGGTAACGTGAATTCTGGCCAGCTAATCATCTCTTTCATCCTTTGGAGTAAAACGATATGTCTTACGACCTAATCTATCTTTAATCAGCTCAGGCTCTTGAGTATCAAAAGTAACTTTATCAAAATTGCTATTGAACCGCTTTTTATCAGTGATTCGAGAAGCATCGCCCTTCCCGCCATCACTCATCGTTTAAAGTCTCTTCTATCAACTTTGCATAGCCAATAATATCCGTCCATTCAGGGAATGGTTCTATATCATAGCTCGTCTTTTTAGACCACCTTAATGCTCTGTGATAGCATGTATTACAGAGCTTTCCTTGCTTTCGCCATTTTACTGAATCCACCCTTGAACAGACTAAGCATAAATTCTTCCTTTCACTTGTTCGCTTCGCATGAAGATTCCCCTTGTAAAATATATCATCAAATTCTCTAGCGCCATACTTACTCCATCGTTTGTGAGATGTATTTACGCTGACCCCTAACTTATTTGCCCACTGCGCAATGGTTAGATTTATACCGTTATGCTCTATGAGTACGTTATTAGCTTTATTATTTTGCTGAATCTCCATTGTTACCCATCTACAATTGCGGGGAGAATAATTCCCATCACCATTGACCCTATCAATAGTAAGCCCTACAGCATATCCGTTCTCAATAGCCCAGCTATGGAACGCATCGTAATCATCAGCCCAGTCCTTGCAGACAGATATTCCACGACCGCCATACCTATCCCAAGAATCGTCTTTTTCGTCAAAACACCTTCTACGCATATTTCTCCACGCATAATATATTCCAGTTCCAGACTTGTTAATCCACTTCCGAGAGAACGCCATTTTTAACCACCATTTCAATTACCTTGCTGTCAGTGCAGCCGTTTGTAGTCATCATAGAATTCATTACTAGCGTTGCATACCCCGCTATATCCCTAAAGTTTTCGATATATTCAGGATCGCCGTTGATTATTCTCGCCATCTTATGCGCAATCATCTCCAAAGCTTCGGCTTTATCTGCTGGTAATTCACTCCATCGACCATCCTGCATCGCAACTTTTATATTCTGCGATACACGGGCATTATCTTTAAATTCGCCATACCTCGACCCACGCTCAGCTAATACACTTTTGATTTCACTCATTTTGTAATTTCTTCTCTTTCTCTAGTAGTAGCGCATAGTAGTCAACCTGCGCTTGATGTAGCGCCAATTCTTTCTCAAGCCATTCGATTCTACTGTCATCACCCGTTAAATTATCAAAGCTTATTGCAGTCATCGTCTGTCTTTATCTCTATAGCCCCTACGTAGCTCCATACTTTAGTCGCTCTGAAGTCGTAGATAAAGCTGTCGTTACTGTGTGCTGCATCACATAAACTCTTGGCCAGATTGTCCCAGTCAGGCGTTTGTTGATGCGGCGTCCCGTCCATTAGCGCCTTCTTTTTCTTGCTCCATGTGCGTGGCATTGGCATGTGAAACGTGACATGCGATCCGCTTTCTGGAATCTCAATTCCACACAGTCTCACATCATCAGCGAAAGCACGATACCGCATGACACAAGGTCGCTTATTCCACTTATCAGACCTGGTTTGGCGTGGTTTAGGAACCGGAGTAATTAGAAATCTTGTATTTAGTAACATTTAAAATAATTCCATTGCTAATAGTAACATTTAAACGAATATCTATCTAACACTAAAGCACATACTGGTTGCTAAAAATAACAATTATTCTTAATTTGTGATTAAATATAATCTCTTAGTTTTGCAGACAAGAATATGATAAATACGACAGAGACGTTAGCGACACGTCTAAAAACAGCTCGCAAAGCACGGGGGTACTCTCAAGATAAACTCGAAGAGCTATCCGG